TCCCGAGGGGCGGCCCGCCTTCGCGGTGCCTCGCGGGACTGGCGCGTGCCGGCTGTGCAACGCGGACAAGAGCACGTGCTCGGGGAGGGTCTGATGCGCCGCGCCATCGTCCTCGGGCTCGTAGCGGGTCTCACCGCTGGGCTGCTCTTCCTCGGCGTCGTATCGCTCCGAGCGTCCAAGCCCCCGCAGCCCGACTCCGCGATCGCCGAGCTCTCGCAGCGCGTCGAGGCGCTCGCCTCCCAAGTCGAGACGCTGGAGCTACAGGCCGTGAGCCTCACCGCCGACGTGGGCCTCACGCAGGGTAAGGTCCTCGCCCTCGAGCGCCGCATCCGCAGGCTCGAGAGCGTCGTCCCGGTGCAGGCGATCCGGGATCGGGCGAAGCGATGAAGAGCGACGCCGAAGGCCTACCGCGGCTCCGCGTGTGGTTCCGGCTGGGTTGGTGGCGGCACTTCCTGGCTGGCGGGCGCGTAGGCACCGAATGCCGGCCGCCGTGCCGTTGGTGTCTCGCCTTCAGGGAAGCAATGTCGGTGCCGCAATGAAGCTCCGCGACCTCGCCGCGCTCATCGTCTCGCTCGCGACGCTGCTCGGCGCGATCGGCGGGCTGTGGCGCGTGATCGCCGATGGCCGGAAGGATCAGGCGTTCGCCTGGGATGCATACGGCGATCAGGTGGCCGAAGTCGAGCGCGTCAAGGAACGGATCGCCCGCGTCGAGGGCGCGTGCGGCGTTCCCACGAAGGAGCAGCGGTGAACGCCGTCCTCGAAGCCATCGGGAAGTTCCTGTCCTCGTGGAAGCCGTGGGTCGTCGTGGCTCCATGGGAACGCGGAGTCCGAGTCCGTCTTGGGAAGGTCGCGGTCCAGCTCGATCCCGGCTTCCACCTGCGAATCCCAGTGCTCGATCGAGTCCTCCTGGTCAATACCCGGCTGCGCGTCACGACCACAGCACAGGTGACGATCGCGGGCAGCTCGCCGGCGAAGGTCCGGGTCCGCATGGCGAATATCGGGTTCCTCATCGTTAGCCCGCTGGACGCAATCGCACACTACAACAACCCGCAGAGCGCCGTCACGGCCTACGCACAAGCGGAGATGTCCGCAGGCCTCGCAGCGGACGAGGTGATGGTCGCGATCAAGGCGAAGCTCTCCGGGTCCGGCATCGAGATCGAGTTCCTGCGCTACCAGGACGACGTCGAGATCCGGGCCTACCGGCTGTTGCAGGGGACGTGGTGCACGGAGTCGAGCGACCAGATGCACGGGAACGAGCCCGTGGTGAGGTACTGAAAGGGAAGCCATGAAGCAGAAGCTGATCGCGTTCGTGTTGAGGCGGCTGGACATCGCCAAGCTCATCCCGACCGTCGTCAAGATGCTGGCCGAGGGCCGCGTCGACGAGGCGCTCGGGCTCAAGGGCTACCCGCTGAAGCGGTTCTACTGGTTCGCCGCTGGAAAAAAGACGTGGACAGGCGTGGCCTTCGGCGTCATCGGCGCCGGCCTGGAGCAGCTCTGCGGGCTGTCGATGGCGCTCTCGCCCGAGATGACCGCGCGACTCGCGTGGTCCTGCCCGGCCGCCCACTGGTGCTACGTCGTCTTCGCGGGGCTCGTCACCATCGGCCTCGCGGACCGCATGGTGCGCTCCCCCTACCCGGCCGGGACCACGATCCCGGAGGCGGCGAAGACGCGGTGAGCATCGTCAAGTCGGGCTATCGCAGCCGCGCCGCCCACATGGGGGCCGCTTTCCGCTTGCAGGACGCCCGCCTCGCGCTTGATGCGCTCGCCCGCGACCACGCCCGTCTCCTCGCCGCGGCCGGCGACGCGCTGCCCGAGGACCGTGGCCCGGCGCTGCGTAGGCTTCGCTTGGAGATGGCCGGGCGAGGGAGCAGGGCAGCCTGATGGACCTCGCGCAGATGGACCTCATCCTCAAGATCCTGCTGGCTGTCTTCACGCTGGTCGGGATCATCTTCGCCGCAGGGTGGTGGTGGGCCACGATCAGCAAGCTCGTCGGCTCAGTCGAGGCCCTGCACCGCCGGATGACCGAGGACCAGACGGCGCGCACGCATCGTGACGAGGTGGTCGACGCGCTCTTCATGCAGATTCGGCTGGACATCAAGGGGCTTCAGACGTGGCGCTCGACGCTGCGCTTCCGGCCCCCCGAGAACGTCGAGCCCGAGGGGGACCAGGGATGAGCACGCCGGCGAAGAAGACCAACGGTCGCCCTCGGGTGGCGCTGACCTGTCCCCACTCCTCGGAGTGCGCGGCGCCGAAAATGCACGCGGAGCTGATGGCGAACATCGACCAGCTCAGCCTAAGCGTGGGCATGCTGCTGGAGAGCCACGAGGCGATGGCTGTGCGGGTGAGCCAGGTACACGAGGAGTTCCTCGGGCACGCCAAGACGGCGACCGACTGTAACGAGTACATCGTGACGGCGCTGCGGCGCTTGGGAGGCGAAGATGCGTAGGCTACTGATCGCGTGTGCGCTGCTGCTGTGGGCGACTCAGGGGTGGGCGCAGGCCCAGCTTGGACCGGCGAGCATCGGCTACCACAGCACGAACACCAGCGTCACCCTGAAGGCGATCTCGGCGACTGCGGTACAGGTCACGGCCGCGGCCGAGGAGGTCGTGAGGACGTATACGATCTCCGCCGGGCTGCTGGCGAAGTCGGGCGATGCGCTCCGCGTGAAGCTCTCAATCACTGCGGCGGCCAACGCCAACGCGAAGACGATCAAGGTGCGGCTCGGTGGTGTCGCCGGCACACAGATTTTCGCCTCACTCTCCGGTGGAAACGCAGCTATCTGGGACATCGAACTCACGGTCTACCGCACGACTGCGGCGAATGCACAACTCACGGTGAGCCGCTACAACGGGAACCTCGCGGGAACTTCCATCCCGGCGACGACGACGAGCGCGGTGGATTTGTCGGCGGCGAGCAGCCTCGACGTCACATTCACCTGCCCCACAGCGACGACCGACCTCACGTCGAACTCGTGGACCGTCGAACTGCTGAAACTGTGATGCTGAAGCGCACGGCGTCGGCACTGCTCGTAACGCTTCTGCTCGCGTCGTCATTGTGGGGAGAGCCGGGTCTCTACTCCCCGCACGCCTACCGTGGCGAGACCTTCCAGCGCGTCATGGAGTGGCGCGTCGTCGGAGTACTCGTCAACCTTGCCGGCTACGCCGCCAAGATCCAGGTCCGCGACACCGTGAGCAACTCGATCGTCGACGAGTTCGCGGTCGGCACCGGGCTTGCGCTGGGCGGCGCCCTGGGGACGATCACCTGGGACATGACGGCAGCCGAAACGCTCGCGCTGCCCGTTGGGAATCTCGCCTACGACCTTCGCCTGACAAGCGGCGGGGGGCAGGTGATCTACCTCCTCTACGGCTACGTGAACGTCCACGAAACGAGGACGCGATGAAGCGCCTGCTGCTCGCGCTGCTGCTGTCTGCGGCCGCCATCAACGCGCAGACGACGGTCACGGTGACTGGTGACGGCGCCGCCACGGTCGTCTCCGTCGGGACTGCCGGGCCGCAAGGGGTAGCAGCGGCCAGCGTCTACATCGCGAACGCGAAGGACTACGGGGCGATCGGGAATGGCGTGGCCGACGACACCGTCGCCATTCAGGCGGCGCTCAACAGTGGGCGCGGCGAGGTCTACCTCCCCTACGGCACGTACAAGACCACGACAACGCTCACTGTCCCGACGGGCGTCTGGTTCCACGGCGCGGGGAGGGCTTCGGTGCTCGCTGGGAGCGCGGTCTCCGGGGCGATCCTGAAGCTCTACGACAACTACGGGGTCGGCGGGGCATCCGTCGAGCACATCGCCATCTCAGGGACCGCCACGACCGCCCTCGAAGTAAACAAGATGACGGGCGTGTCGGTCCGCGACGTCCAGTTGCTCTCGGGCACGCTCACGGACGGCTTCGTCTTCAGCCAGACCTACGGCTCCACCTTCGAGCAACTCCGATCCAACGGCCCAACGATCTCGGGCAAGTGCTTCTCGTTCGGGCAAGCCTTCAACTCGAACATGGTCATCACGCTCTACACCTCGAACTCCGGTGCGGCCTACAACTTCTACCTCGGCTCCGCGACCGAATCGCCGGCCGGAAACACCTTCAGTGGCCTCGCAGCACAGGGCGGGTCGATCGGTCTATACGTCGGCAACTCTTCCTCGAACACGTTCAACGGCTTCTATACCGAGTCTGTCCTGCATCCGATCATCCTGGGGACCTACAGCACGGAGCTTGCCAAGGGCCTCGTCTTCAACGCTGCGATCCTGAGCGGTCCATACACCGCCGACGCCGCGCGGGAGGTCCTGATCGACATCGTGTATGCAGACGCGGTCGAGTTCATCGCGTGTCAGTTCTCGGGCTCGACCAGCTTCGTTTCCGCAGCGCCAATCGACTTCACAGGAGGCGGGGGCTCGGGCGCGCAAGCCATTGGCTTCGTGAAACCCGACGGCACGCTCGGCGCGATTCGAGTCCTGAACGGCGGTTCTGGCTACACGTCGAACCCAGGGGTGACGATCGGGGGCGCTGGCGCCAACGCGGTCGCCACAGCCGTTAGGACGGGCAACGTCGTGACCTCGGTCAACATCACCAACCCCGGAACCGGCTACGGCGTCGTCGGCGTACCGCCGATCCGCTTCAACTGGTCGGTAGCGGGGACTGTCCGCTTCTCTGGCTGCACGATCGCAGGCTATCCGGTGGGCGGCGGACTCTACAGCCAGGCCCTCTGGCCGTGGATCGTCGCAAAGTCCACTTCCCCCGGCCTGCACGGCGTCATCATCGACAACGACGTGGCGATCCCCGACGGAGTAAGCCTGTCTTCCTGCCCGGCTCGGATGGAGAAGCTGAGGACCGCCGGCTACAGCTATGACCACTGGGTCTCGTGGCGAGACAGCGCCGGTGCACTCACAGGCCGGATCTACGTGCCGCCGGTTTATCCGTGAAGGGAGACAAGACGATGACTCGACGAATCCTCTGGCTGGCGATGCCGGCCCTCGTGGCAGGTACGGCGTGGGCAGAGCCGATCCAGACCAGGGTCGCCGCCACCGCCGTCGTCACCAACACGACGCTACTCGCCGACACCAAGAGTGTCATCCTGATCAACGACGGGCCGAACGAGGTATACGTGCGACTCTTCACGTCTGGCGAGACGCCCGCGGATGCCAGTGCGACGAACCCCGGCACCGTGGCCAACCCAAGCCTTGAGCTCAAGCCGACCGAAGCCATGGGCTTCGCCTACCTCCCCGGCAGCACGGACAAGGCGGGCGGCTACTACAAGACCCTCTCGATCATCTGTGCCGCGGCCGAGACCGCCACGGTCAGGGTCGAGTCGAAGTAGGGCCGATTGCCCGCTCGTCCCCTCCGCGCCTGCTCGACGACAGGGTGCCCACACCGCCTGGCTCACGGTCAGGGCTGCCCGGTCCATCGGCGACGCCCCGCCCTGCGCTGGGCCAAGGTGCACGCCAAGGGAAGCAGCCACGCCCGCAGGTACGGGGCAGCGTGGCGCCAAATGCGCGACCAGGTGGGACGCGAGGAGCTGGCGTGTCGCATCTGCGGATCGCCCGATCCCGACTGGGTGTGCGACCACCGGGTGCCCAGGTCACAGGGCGGGACGGACGAGCGGTCCAACCTACAGCGCCTGTGCAAGCCGTGCGAGAAGCGGAAGACCGGCGTCGAAGGCGCGCGAGCGATGAGAAATCCAACGGACCGGATTCAGGAAGCGCACAGTCTGCGTGGTAGGGGGGTCGGAATCTCTACAGGTTCGCCCTTAGAGACGCACACGGTTACGCAGGCGTGCACACGGCCAGAAGTCGGCGCAACTCCTGCGCAGACGGAAGTCGTAGGCGCACAGGTGCCGAGAGGTGACGCATAGAATGCCGAGGACGGGACGCCCACCTCAGCCGACCGCCCTGAAGCTGGCGAAGGGCGAACGCCGCCCGTCGCGGGTGAACTACGACGAGCCCGTTCTGCCCGTCGCCCGCGGTACCGATCCGCCGGAGGGGCTGATCGGGGCAGGGCTGCGGGAGTGGCTGCGGATCGCGTCCATGCTGGTCGAGGCCGGGGTGCTGAAGGACCCGGATCTGCCGGCGATGGAGGACTACTGCCGGCGATTGACCGATCTGCGGGCGCTCGAGGTCGAGCTCGCGGCGCAGCGGGTCGTCGTGAGGCAGCAGGAGCGGGCCAAGGCACCCGACTTCGCCCTGTTGATCAGCGGATGGCGCGCGATCGACTCAGCGGAGAAACGGCTGATCGCGCTCCAGTCGCAGGTCAACGTGCTCCGGCGCGAAATCGGGGCGACGCCGTCGAGCAGGTCGGCCGTGAAGGTGCCGGCTCGGAAGCCTGAAGAGAGCCCGAGGGACAAGGCAGCGAGGTACATGAGTGCCATCCGTGGCGGTCGCGCGTAGGCGACGGGCCAGCGCCAGGCCGAAGAAGGCGCCGACGATGAGAGAGCGGAAGCCTACTCCGTGGTGGGGGGCCGGTCCGTCGCCGGGCTCGCGGTGGCCCGGAGTCATGCTCGAGATCCCTGCCGTCTGGTCGCGACAGGCGAAGCGATGGGAGTCGCCGGATGGGCGGTACCACTTCGACCCCGACGCGGCGGACTGGGCCGCAGGCTTCTTCCCGGCGATGCTGATCCACCACATCGGGGAGTTCAACGGCCAGGCCTTCGAGCTGCTCGACTACCAGCGCATCTTGATCCGGGCGGCGTTCGGGTGGAAACGCCGGGACGGACTGAGGCGCTTCCGCAAGGTGTTCCTGGCCATCCCGAAGGGGAACGGGAAGAGCCCGCTGTGCTCTGGGGTCGGGCTGCTGCTCGCGGCCTTCGACAACGAGGCGGGCGCCGAGGTCTACGCCGCGGCGGCCGACAAGGATCAGGCGCGCATCGTGTTCGACACGGCGCGGATCATGGTTGAGAAGTCGGAGAAGTTGGGCCAGGTGTTCGAGCCCTTCAAGAACTCGCTGAAGGTCCGCGGCGGAACGGAATACTTCCAGGTCGTGTCATCCGACGCCCCGACGAAACACGGCTTCAGGCCCCATGGAATCGTGTTCGACGAGTTCCACGCCCAGCCGACGCGCGATCTCTACGATACGCTGGACCGCGGAACGGTGAAGCGCCGGCAGCCGATGACGTGGCTCGTGACTACGGCCGGCGACGACGACGAGTCAATCTGCTTCGAGGAGTGGGAGTACGCGCGGCGGGTGATGTCGGGCTCGAACACGGACGACACCTATCTCGCGATGATCTTCGAACTCGGGCCGAAAGAGGACTGGACCGATATCGGCAACCTGCGGCGGGTCAACCCGGGCTGGGGAGTGACACTGAAGCCCGACGCGATTGAGACGTCGCTGCTCGCGGCGCAGAACGAGCCTCGGAAGCGGAACAGCTTCCTTCAGCTTCACGGAAACCGCTGGGTGAGTCAGGCGACGGCATGGATCCCGGTCGAGTGGTGGGACGCCTGCGAGTCCTCTTTCCCGGAGGGCTACGAGGCGCTCGCTTGCGCGGCCGGTCTCGACATGGCGCAGAAAATCGACCTCGTCTGCTTCCATGTCGTGTTGCGTCTGCCGCTGCCGATCGGGGAGTCGCTCCGCCTCGAGGTGCTCCGCGAGGACGAGGCGGGGCAGGAGCAGAAGCAGCAGGTCTCGCTCAACTTCCGCGCGTTGAGCGTCCCGTTCTTCTGGCTGCCCGAGGAGACGGTGCGGGATCGCGAGCGCGAGGGTTTCACGTCGTACCGGACCTGGGCGGAGGCGGGCCTGCTCACGATCACCGAGGGGGCCTCGATCGACTACGACCGGGTCTATCGCGACATCACTGGGAAGATCGCCGCCCGCTTCCCACTCCTGAAGCAGGGCGAGATCGGCTACGACCCGGCGTTCGCCACCGACATCGCGAATAGGCTCCGCGACAGGGCTGGCTTCACGACGGTCGAGGTGCTGCAGAACTACAAGCACCTCAACGAGCCATGCCAGATCTTCGAGGCCCTCGTCAAGTCGAAGCGATGGACGCACGACGGCAACCGGCTCCTGCGGTGGAACGTCGAAAACGTGGCAATCCGGCAGGACGACGCCGGCCGCATTCGCCCCGTAAAGCCGCGGAAGTCGAGAAAGAAGATCGACGGCGTCGTGTCGGGGCTGATGGCTCTGTCAAGGCTGGTCGCGCAGCCGGAGCCGGCAGCGCCGTCAGTCTGGGACCAGCGCGCCGAGCGCGATGAGGAGGTTGTCCGATGGGTGTGATCCAGCAGGCGCTCGGCCGTGTCGTGCGGTGGGCGGCGCGCGGCACTTCGCTGGCTTCTCACGAGGCGGCGTTGCTCTTCGGTGGTCGCCCCACGCTTTCTGGCGTCGAGGTGACGGAGGCCTCGGCGCTCGAGGCGCCGGCCTACTTCGCCGGAGTCCGAAACATCTCGGAGGACCTCGCGACGCTGCCGCTCGTCACCTATCGCCGGGTCGGCGACCGCCGCGAGCGGGACCCCGACTTCTACCTCTACCCGATTCTCCACGACCAGCCGAACGAGGAGCTCGACGCGACGACGTTCGTGGAGTGCGTGCAGGCCCACCTGATGATGCGGCGCAACTCGTACGCCGAGATCGTTCGGTCTGGCGGAGGACGCTGCTCGGCACTGTGGCCGATCCATCCTAGCCGCGTGACGATGGAGCGTCTCAAGAACGACGACGGGACGCCTGGCGAGATCGTCTACCGGGTGAGCCTCCCGGGCGGGCAGCGCAACAAGGAAACCGGGCTGCCCTTCGTGGTCCTCGATCGGTCCAGGATCTTCCATCTCCGCGCCTTC